GTTTACGCGGTAAGCGTCGTCGTGGGTGGGCACGAACGGAAGCCCGAGCATCCCGGTTGCCGCATCGAGCACGAGCACCGGCGCGCGCGACTCCCGGTAGCGCTTGGTGGTGTAGCTCAGCCCCGGCCCCTTGCCATCCCACAAGATCCCGCCGTCGGTCCGTTCGCAGTCCCGGAACAGATCGAGCACGGTCCCCGGCGGTTGCGACCCCATCGTGTCGGTAATGATCCCCTGGAAGGCCCACGCGGGCAGCGAGGGGTCGATCTGCTGGTACCAGATTCCCGCCTCACCGGCCAGCCGGTTGAGCCGGGTACCGATGTTCTCGCCCCGGTACGCATTGAGCTGATTGACGTGCAGCGTGGTGTCCCGGGCATCCTTGCGACAGACGATGTGCCCGAGCGTGACGTCCATGTGCCCGCCGTCGGTAGCCGTCTGGATCCGGACCGGCTTGCCCACCGAGTTGCCCGCGATATCCCCCGACAAGATATAGCCGGTATCCGCCCCCTGCTCAATAAAGTCGATCACCCAGTGGACATTGCTACCGCTCTTGGTGAGGGTGAGCCCGAGTTGACCGGACCGCCCGTCGATCCCGACAAACGATGTCGAACCGGGAATGACCGGCACCAGCGCGATCGGCCCGGTATCGAGCACGAGCGAGGAGAAGTCCCGCCAGGCCCGGACGTTGAACAGCCCGCCGGTCCGGTAGCGGATCTCCCAGAATGACGGGTCCCCGGTGGTGATCATGCCGAGGATCACCCCGCCGTCATTGCTCCCGGCCGACGGCACCGCGATCAGGCACCGGAGCTGGATGATCTCGGTCCCGGTGAAGTCCGGGACCGTGCCGTACCACTCGGAATCGCTGATCAGCGGCAGCGGTTTCGAGCAGGCGAACACGTCCGAGGCCGCCAGCCGCGGGGACGCCGCGGGCAGCCCCGGGTTGGACCCGCCATGGATCCGGCCGGAGAAGTCCATCGGCGGGTACTGCGGGAACGCCGACGCGATCAGCGTGGCGCCTTCCTCGTCCTCGCCCGGCCAGTAGGCGACCACGCCGGAGGAGTTGATCAGCCCGCGGCGGAGCGGGGAGAACACGATCGGCTGGCCCTGCTGCAAGCGCCGCATCGTGCCGCTGGCCGACAGCCGCACCACGGCATCCCCGCGAGCCCCCAGGCCGCCGCTGCCGGGCCGCATCGGCTCGGTCGACCACTCGGGAGTGAAGCCGTCCGCGTAACCGGTGAACAGCGTCTGAAAGCCCGAACCGAGGTCGACGCTCACCTGTACCGGGGTGCCCTGCCGGACGTTGGGCCAGTGCGGAGATAGCCCTCCCAGGCTGTAGCGGCCGTGCCGGTTGTTGAGCGTGAGCGCCAGCGCCGCCGGTTGGCTCGCGCTGGCCTCATCGCTGCGCCCGTGCCGCAGGTGCACCCCGGTATCGAGCCGGACGTCCGTGGTCACCTCGGTGAACACCCAGTCCGAGCCGTCCGGGTCGGTCAGGTTCCCGCCGAACGCCAGCGCGACCGCGAATTTCGGCACGGGCGTGCGGCCGATCTTGAGGGGGACACCGGACACGCCCACGGTGAGCGTGAACGTGTCCGGGTCGGATGTGCCCGCGCTCGACGTCGCGGTGTAGCCCAGCACCCAGCGGCCCAGGCTCGGCGGTGTCCAGCTCAGCGCCGCCGCGCTGCCGATCGTCGTGCCGACCGCCGAGGGCCCCTCGACGACGTACCACCGCCGCGAGGTGATGGCCGAGTCCCCGGCCGTCTCGGTGGCCGTGCGGGTGACCACGCCGAGCGGTTGGGTCAGGTCCGGCCCCGCCTCGACGGTCGGCCGCAGCGGGGTGACCGTGATCGTCGCCTCGTCGTAGCCCGGCCCGACGGAGTTGGTCGCGGTGTAGCGGATGACGTGCGCGCCCGCGACCGCACTCGGCAGCGCGCAGCGTTTCGGATCACCGCCGTACGCGGCCAGGTCGACCGGCGCGCCCGAGCCGCCCGGCCCGGACATGAGCCGCCACTGCCGGGCCGTGATCGGCTTACCGCCGTCGCTGGTCTCCCCGGCGGTCCGGATCACGCCCTTGGTGCGCTCGACGGTGCGATCGGTGCCCGCGTCCACGATCGGCGCCGTGGGCGCCTCGCGGAACTCCATCACCGCCAGCGGGTAGACCGAGAACGTCCCGGGTGGCTCGATGGTGAGCGACTGATTGGCGTCGCGGGCGGTCCACACCGCGGCCGTCGAGAAGTACGAGATCTTGCGCTGCCCGGCCGCCGCGGGCTGGTCGAACCCGTACCCCGGATTGATACCCGAGCCCGAGATGTACGCCGCCCCGCGGGCCATCGCGTCGGTGCCCGCGATGATCGCGATCGAGCGGTTCGGGGTGCCCGGGGTGGACCGCAGCGTCGTGTTGATCGTCGGATAGCCGAACGTGTCGACCGTGGTACGGGCGAACACCGGATCGGCCGGGTCGTAGCCGGTGACCGACCACATCATGAATGACGGGCGCCGATAGGCCGAGGGCGATCCGGCCGTGGTCACCGTGACCGTGGTCGTCCCGGTAAAGGGACACGGAATGGCGGCATAGATGCCGACGAATGCACCGTCGTCGACATTGCCCATAAACGTGTTCGTCATCGGCCAGTTAATGCCCATGCCGGTCGCGGTGACCACGGCCGTGGTGTCCTCGTAGAGCGAGTCCGCGAACACCGCGATGACGAACGCCTCACCGGTGGTGACCGGGATGGGCCCGGAGACCACGCTCGACGCGCCGACCGCCCCGTCCACCCGGCCCCGGTAGGTCGCAGCAAGAGGCATCGGTCAGGCCCTCGCGAGCTGGAGTTGACCGGTCCGCACCAGGTTCATCAGCATCGATGACAGCGCGCTGTCAGCGCCGGGGGCGACTTTCAGCTCCAGCCCGCCCATGCTGGCCGAGCCCGAGCCCGTGCGCGGGTCCCAGTTGACCTTGGCCCCCTGCACCGCCTTGCTGATCATGTCGTTGTACCGGGCCAGGTTGGCGCTCATCCCCTGGTAGGAGAAGTCTTCGAAGATCTGCCCGCCGGACATGACCCGCTGCGCGACCTCGCCCACCGCGGCCATGAGCCCCTGCGCCTGGCCGACCACGCTGGTGATCTGCGCGTAGAGCTGCGGGGCCGCCGCCCGGACGCCCTCGACGAACCCGTCGATGAGCGACTGACCGCGGTAGTAGGTCCAGCCCGAGCCCGCGAACGGGCCCTCCGGCGGAGGCGACTGCGGGAACACCGCGTCGACACCCTGCACCGTGACGATGCCCGCCTCTTTCGCCGTCTCGGCCTTGGACGCGATGCCGTCCGCGAACCCCTGGATCAGGCTTGCGCCCGCGTCGTAGAACCGCTGGACGTAGGCCATGATCGCGTCGATGATCCGCCTCGGGAAGTCGGCCGCCCAGGCGACGATCTCCTCGATCTTGCCCTTGATCGCCTGGTACATCGCATCCCAGTGCCGCCGTGCGGTCTCGCCGAGCGAGGCGAACCCCTCGATGCCCGCGCGGATCTTGGCGTCCGCGTCCGCGAACGCCGCTTTGATCTCGTCCCAGTAGGTCCGCCAGCGCACCGACAGGTCCGCGAACGACTCCGCGATCTTGACCCCGTAGTCGATCAGGCCGACGAACTCGGTCACCAGCCACTTGATCACCGGGATCAGCACGTCCTTGATCACCCCGGCCACCAGCGGCATCGCGTTGTTCGCCATCTCCAGCAAGGGCGGGATGACCGGCAGCAGCGCGTTGGTCAAGTCCAGGGCGCCGCTCACCAGCTCCAGGAACAGCGGGGCCAGCACCCGGATGATCTCGGCGAGAAGTGGGCCCGCGTCGCGCGCGATCTCCAAGATCGTCGGGGTCATCTCGCGGAAGGCAGCGGCCACCACCGGGATCACCGGGCGCAGCCCGTCGGCCAGCTCCCGCACGACCTCGGCCAGCACCGGGCCCAGTTCGCGCAGGATCGGGGTGACCGAGTCCATGAGCATGCCGCCGAACTCGGCCAGCAGGGGCAAGATCGCGTTGACCACCGGGATGGCCGCGTCCAGGGCCGCAGTGAGGAACTCCGCGATCGAGCGGCCCAGCGTGCCGACGTAGGGCGCGAGCGTCTGCACGATCGAGAGCAGGCCCTCCCCGAGGGCCCGCACAACCACCATGATCGACGGCTCCAGGGCCGCGAACGCCGGGCCGAGGGAGTTCGCGAGTTGGCCCACTAAATGGCCTAGGTAGACCAGCAAATCCCGGGTGAGCTTAAACAGCGCGTCCATGCCCTTAACCGCGCCGGGAGTCCCGTAGGACAATTCCGCGAAGAAATTGCCGATACCGGTCCCGAGATAATCGAGCCCGCGAGCAAACGCCCCGACCAGCGGGGTGGCGTTCGCGATGGCCGTCTCGAACCCGGGCATCGCCCGCTCGACGAGCGAGGTCACCCCGTCGGTAAAGATCTTGAGATGCGGCGCGGTCATCTCGAAGATCCGGCCGAGCGAGGGGGCGATCCGGTTGAACGCGGCTTCTACCGAGTCCGCGGTGTGCAGTAGCTCGGCCTGGATCGGGGCGGCCAGCCGCGTCACTTCCGCGACGACATGATCTTTCATCGCGGTGAACCGCGTCTTGACCTGCTCGGTCTGGGCCGCCGCCGCGATACCGATCCCGAGGAAGGCCGCCGGGAGCGCCGCCACCGCGACCACCGTGGCCGATGCGGCGGCACCGAGGGCGCCGACCACGCCGACCGTCCCGGCCAGCCCGACGCCCGCGGTCGCCAGCCCGGCCACCGCGGCGCGGACACCGTCCACGGTCCGGTGCAGATCGTCCGCGTCGCCCTTGAACCGCAGCGTGACGGTGGGTCCGCCGGTCAGTGCCATGGCTCAGCCATCCGGATCCCAGCCCGCCTCGCGGGCTGCCCGGCGCATGGCCTCGTGCATCTGTGGCGTCAGTCCCGGCCGGACCGTGGACAGCGAGGGGAACAGGTACCGGCCGCGCGGGATCCACTGCCGGGCCACCGCGTGGCGCCGCCCGACGTGGCCGCCGAACTCCAGCCATCCGACGTAGGGGAACCGGGCCGAGCCCTCGCTCACCGTGGCCGCCAGGCCCTCGGTGCGCACGACCTCGACGGAGCTACGCGCGTGCCCGTGCGGCACCGGGCCGACCGGCATCAGGGCCCGGGTCCGGCTGGCCACCGTCTCGGCGGTGTCCTTGATCACCTCGTCGGCCCGGTTGTCGACGGTGTGATCGAGCGCCGCGAGGCAGGCCAACACGTGCGGGATGCCGTCGACCTCGACGTCGATGTCGCGATCACGCACCACGGGGGATCACCCACCCCGGGCGAGCTGCGCCTCCTGTGCGCGGCGGCCGTAGTAGATCGCCCACTCGACGAACTCCTTATTACTCATTCGCGTGAGGAGATCTGCCACGGTCATCCCTAGTTCCTTGGCCAGGAAATAGGCGAACTCCTCATCCGGCCGCGCCTCGAAATCGTTTGTATGCCGCCTTACCCGCCCCGATCTCCATTCCGGAGATCTCCATGATCACGTGCACGAGCTTGGACAGGGCGCCGCCCGCCGTGTCGATCTCCTGCCAGCGGGCCACTTCCTTGCGGGTGAACGTCGGCTCGACCGCGGCATAGGACACGAGCACCTGTTCCATCTCGGCCGCGTCGAGATCGCGGTTATAGACGCTCATCGCCTGAGCCCGGGACAGCGGCTTGACCTTGATCAGGCCGAACCCCGGAACGGGGACAGCCGTCAACTCGACCGCCGCTGCCCCGGATAGCAACGCCGCCTTATCGACGATCTGCCCCGGGTCGGTGTCGCCGATAGCCGCGACGCTGCCGCCTGCGTCCGTGCCAATCAGATCCGGGCGGTATTCCTCATCCATGTCTCTGCCTCACGTCGTCCGAGTGCCGTGCGGGTGTTGACAGCCCCGTGTCAACTACGGGCTCGTGCTGGTGGCCACCGAGCCCGAGCCCTGGAACTGCGCGGTGAACTTGATCATGTCCGAGACCGGCGCCGTCTCCACGTAGCTCGTGCACAGCGCATCCCAGGTGCGGGTGGGCTTCCCGGTCCCGGTGCCCTCCGGCTGATAGATCATCTCCGAGACCTCGCCCACGAGTGGCTCGATGATTCCCCGGGGGCCCGTGCTGGCCGTCGAGTCGTAGTTCCCCTCGATCTTCATCGTGGATTCCTTGAGCCCACCGCTAAAGACCTTGGTGTCCTGACCGAACGTGGTCACGTCGTGCGCGTCGGCCTTCAGCTCGTATTCGCACGAGGTGCCGAACACCGACAGGTCGTCTCCGCCGAGCGAGACCACGACGCCCTTACCGTGAACGAACGCCATTGCTCTATCCCCTTCCCGAGCCGACGATGCGCACCCGGAACGTTGCGGTCAGGTACTCCGTACCCGACGAAGCCATTACGAGGAACTGCACGTCGATGACGTGCGCGATGTCCCAGACGGTTGATTTATGATTCTCGACGGCCGCCTTGATCGAGTCCGGGCCGGTGGGATCGACATACGGACCGAGCGCATTCCGTGCCGACTCCGCGTCGATCCGGCCGACCATGACCACGATCGGGATCTCGATGTCGTCGGACCCGCGGTCGAACGTCGCGTCGTAGCTGTAGGTCCGCGGCAAGCTGACCATGGCCATCGGCGCCATGACCCGTTGCTCGGTGTAGGGCTTGACCCGCAGCCCGTCGATGACCTTGAGCGCCTCGCCCAGGTCGTCCATCACCTCACGCAAGATCATTCGAGCACCGTCCCGATCTTGCGCATGTACGGCCGGACCATGGTCTCGACGTCGGGATCCAGGCGCGCCAGGAGCCGCACCTCGGAGCCGACCTCCGGTGACCCGGCCACCCCGAACGGCGCGTCCCGGCGCATGATCAACCGGTTGGTCTGGATCAGGCACGCCTGGTGGATCGGGCCCGGCACGTCCGGCCAGCCCCATTCCGCGGTGACCTTGACCGACTCCGCGATGATCGGCGGGATCGGCATCGAGCTACCGGTAAACAGGATCGAGTCCCAGGGGAGGCCCTGCGCGCCCGCGTTGCGCGGGAGCAGGGTCGTTCCGGTGATCTCGACGTAGCTACCGTCCCCGGTGAGGTCGGCCGCCACCAGGACGCCGGACGAGCTGGCGATGTCGTCGGTGATCGCCACCCATTGATCACGCCAGGGCGCCGAGTAGCCGCGCCGGGACGGGGTGAACCAACGATCTTGCGGGGTGTCGGTCCGGCCGAACTGGCGCCAGTGTCCCGGCCGTGGGTCGCAGGCATGGTCGATCGCCCGGGAGGCGCCGGAGAGCGCAGCCTCGATCACCGCGTCGTCCGCGTCGTCATCGATGCGGATCAACTCGCGGATCTCGTCAACGGTCGCGTACTCCGGCGCCCACGGCATGGCTCAGCCGCTCGTGCTCGGCTTGCTCGTGGAAGACCCGGCCGAGCCCGACGGCTCGGACGTTCCGCCGGACTCGGCCGGGCCCGTGTCGGATCCCTCGGTGCCCGAGTCCGCCGTCTCGGAATCGCCGTCAGACCCGGGATGGGGGGACGACGCCGAGCCCTCCGTGGGGAGGGTGGGCGATCCGGACGAGCCCGGCGCCGTCGTGGTCTTGCCCGCCTCAGAGGTACCGGACGACCCCGACAATGGGGACTCGGCCCCCTTGTCGTCACCGCTGGTAGTCGTGCTATCAGCCCCGCTGTCGGCCGCCGCCTTGCCGGTCGGGACGCCGGTCGGGGTGAGGCTGCTCGACGACTTGGCGTCGCCCGGAAGTGGCGTGTTCGGCGGCAGTTCGTTGACCCCCGGCTCGTCCTCGCCC